AGGATGGTCATGGCTAACAAAAATGTTTGGGTTCTAGTAGAGACTGTCAGTATGTACAGGATGCGTTATGTTATTGAATGCCCAGCCGACCACCCTGAATATGCGCTTGATACTGTTACATCAGACAAATCCAAGGAGTTCTCACAGAATCATATAGGGGAAACCATATCATCACATAGGGTTATCTCAGAGGAAGAGGCATTGGCAATGTGTGATGTGGATAATATCTATCAATCATCATGGACTAAAGAAGAAAAGATTAAAGGTAACTTCACTAGTATAGAGGACTTGACATGAAATTTATAATTGACCTTCTATATGTAATATGGTTGGCTATGCTTTTGTATCTTGTTTTGCGACCACTACAGTTTATAGTGATGGTGCTAGAAGGTGTATTTAACTTTATAATGGGGAAGAGATGAAAAGCTTAAAAACCATTACCTCTGACTTACTGTTTGATGCATTGATTAATGCTCCTGTATCAGACAGGGAATGGGTTGAAACGTTAGTGGCTTGTGCATCTAAGCACCAAACAATACATGCTGCTATGCATAAGGTGTTTCAGCTTGAAGGTTTATATCTGTCACCTAATAAATGGGTGTCAATAGAAGAAGCTGCTCAACGTTTAAACCCTAAGCCACCAAAGTTTATCAACAGGGCATATACCTCCTTAGTATTTATATGTGATAACTTTCACAATGCTGGTAAGTGTATATTTGCCAAGCAAGACAAGGATGCTGTCGATTGGATTCTAAGTGGTAAAGACACCAAGAGAGTGGCAATGCCCAAGAAACCATCTCGCAGACCAAAGAAACCATATGGAGAGGGAGCAAGATTGCTTCTCAATAACTTTAGAGAACGAGATGATAGGAGTGCTTGGAACAAGTGTAAGTAATACACACATAATTTGTACATTAACCAATATATGATAGGATACTGAAATGACTGAACATAATCAAAGAGAAAGAGCTAAATCCCTACAAATGCTACAGGAAAAGGGTAAGCATGTATTGCAGAATAAATTCACCCCAACACCGTCATTCATGACGGATATATCCCTCACGCTTAAATGTGAGGCAGAGACTTACAACGTACCTAGGAGATGTCACAAATGAAAATAAAGGCTTCGGACTTAGCCAACATGTATATTATGTTAAAAGGTCTGAAGCCTTTTAATCGGTGGAAGCTCCCACCCCTAGAAGACATCAAGTTTCAAGTTACCGATGATGTAGATGCCCTAGGCACTTATGTCTACGATGATGGGTACCATATCATCACTATATCTAGGGCAAAGAACGGACACTTCCAGACAGTGATAAGAACACTGGCACATGAAGTCATTCATTTACTGAGGGGCAAGACACCTAAGTATGCGTTACATGATGCATACTTTCTAGCAAAGTCCCGTCAAGTAGCGGAAGAATTTGGGTTCGACCCATTAGAACTATGAAAACTCGTAGGCACCTAGTTATCCCTGATGTGCAAGCTAAAAGTGGTATTGATTTTGCCTTCTTAACCGCCATAGGTCGTTATGCAGCAGCCAAGAAACCAGATGTCATCCTCGTAGGGGGAGACTTCGCAGACCTACCCTCTCTATCGAGCTATGACGTGGGTAAAAAATGTTTTGAGGGTAGAACCTATCAGCAAGATATTAACGCAGCCAAGAGGGCTATGGATGCCTTAATGACCCCTATCCATAACGAGATAAAGAGACAGCAACGTAACCAGAAGAAGATGTGGATACCTGAGCTTTATTTGGTTCTAGGTAACCATGAGGATAGGATAACTAGGGCTATTGATTCTGACAGGAAGCTGGATGGGTTAATAGGTTTAAACGACCTAGGATACGAGCTTCATGGGTTCAAGGTCTTCCCATTCCTAGAGGTGATAGTTGTGGATGGCATAGCTTATTCCCATTACTTCACATCAGGTGCTATGGGTAGACCCATTGGTACAGCCCCAGCCTTGCTATCTAAGCTACATCAATCCTGCTTTGCCTTCCATCAACAGGGTAGGCAGATTAGCTATGGCAAGAGGGCAGATGGTCGTAGTCTTACAGCTATCCTATGTGGTTCTTGTTATGAGCATGACGAGGGGTATATGGGCTTACAGGGTAACAAGCATTGGAGAGGCTGTTATATGTTAAACGATGTAGTGGATGGGGAGTTTGATGAAATGCCCCTAAGTATCAAGTACTTAAAGAATAAATATCTTAATCAAAAGGAGGCATCATGGACTACAAAGTAAGTAAATGGCAGTCTGCAAGCACTAAACCAACTATTACAGGCATATACCAAAGGAGGCACTTCTGGACAGCCCTCTTCTTTAACACAGAGCCAGAGGAGCATATCTACTATGTGGAGAGCGATACTTGGTTTATTGTACACATATATAATGGTCTTAGAGAGTTCACAACAGCACCAGTGCAGATTATGCAATGGCGCGGTGTTGAATATGGGTGATGTATTGTTTATATCCATAGCTGTGATACTTGTCATAGCTATGATAGACTTCCCAATCTGGATGCTATTCGTTTATCTAAACATTCATTACTGACACTAGTTGTCTACTTGCGAGACTCTTTTTTGAAGTCTTTAATCTCTTGATTGAAGTCAACCATAATTTCTAAGATTGACTCATCAATTGCTTTAATATCGTCTTTATCATCTTTATCCAAGTTGCCATGCTTAGTTATCTCTTTCTTTTCTTTGTGTAACTTCTTGATTTGATTGTAGGCTTTATCTCCATCAGCAGCCATGTCAGCTTCAGGATGGTCTTGAAGATACTTGTCATACCTAGCATCTTCTTCGCGGTCTTCCATGCCAGCCAAAGCCCTTTGATGCTCGTTTAAGTGCTTGATTGTGTCGTAGAATTTAGACATTTGAGCAGTCTTTTGTTTAGTATTTCCTAGCAATCTACCTACAAATGGCACATTATGTGAAGCTAACTCTTCGCCTGTAACGAATGATGATACAGTCTTTCCAATCTTCATTACTTCTCTACCAACTCCACCAGTAGCTTGTCCATACAGGTAATCAATTGCATCTCCTGTTGGGCTGAAGTACCCCCTAGTGTCTTCAGTGCCACCAGACATCAAGTTGACTGCATATGCCAACCCAACACTAATCGCAGAAGCGTTTGCTTTGGCTCTAGAATACCCCGGAGTTGGGTCTAGGGAGTTTAAATCCTCTATAGAAATGGGTGAGCTAGTGAAGTCCTTGTTCTCGGCTAGGGCTACTAATGGGTCAAATAGAGTTGGAGACAATGTTTGATAAAAGGTACCGCTACCAAATGGGTTAAACCCATCTATTATCATACTTGCCATACCAAGAGATGCCTTTCCTAGATTCTTGTCATCAGACATTGCAAATTGTGTTATGCGCCTTGCAAATGATGGGAATATGTTGTATCCAAGTGGCATAGGTATTGGTAAATACCTGCCGTTACCATAGGGTATACATAAACTCTTGTCTTGCTCCCAAGAGGGTGGCTCATCATCTTCAAAGCCAGCCATAGCCAACATAACAGCTTGCATGACACCCAATAGCATACTTCCACCGATAATCTTCTTACCAGCACGAGACAGCCTACCATTTTCCATAAGTGTTTCAGCAATACGCACACTACCCTGAACGCTGGCATTAAAGAACGCATACAATAGAGCAAATTGCTTTGTCTTGGTACCAGTCTTGCTAAAGTTAACTGTTAGGTTTTTAGCCATCCATGCTGCTTCTTGGCGGGCATCTTCCTTAGTCTTGCCATTAGCTAAGGCGTGTTCCTTAGCATATTTATATGCTGACACTCTGATACAGTTTTCAATAGAGGAGTTGAAGTCAGACAGCCATCCAAAGATTGCTTTCTTGCTGCTCTTGAAGGTGCCCTTCTTTCCTAGGTTCTCAAGCTCTTTTTGCAGGGCGTTGCTTCTGTCTTCTGCATCGTGTAGTAAATCACTAAATCCAGCCTTACCACCCTCCATAGCAAACTCAGCAAGGACTTTCCCCCACTCTGATTGAGAAGCCTCATACTCAGCTTTAGTTAATTTACCTGAACGATGCATACGCATATCTTTGTAGATGGCTTTTAAAGCAGTCAATCCACCAAAAATAACTTGCTTTTCTTTACCCTTAAGGACTGTGCTTTGTAAGTTTAAGGTTGCACCTCCCATATCTCTCAACAGGTTATATAAACCAAACGCAGGGTTATACTGTGTGTTAACAGATGCAATCCAACGTGTACCCTGCCTATATCCTTTAACTGTATTTTGCCAATATTGTTCACCAGTTCCTAGCATTGCAACTACTTGTGACTGTTGCTCAGTGCTTAAGTTTTTCAGAGTGGCAGCCATCCGAGCTGCACGAGGGTCTTCCATATTGAATATAATAACCCTGTCCTCACCCTTAACTCTTGTGATAAATACATTTGGCTGATTTTTCCAATTTGGGTTAATTTTATACTCAACCAAGTTTGTATCTGGGTTAACCCTTTGAGTGTATGGAGCAGTTCCAAGATTCAATGCTGCATCTGGTGAAATACCCATAGCAATTAACTCTTTCTCCAGATAGTCATTGCTAACATTTGGATTGACAGCTACCCAAAAATCAGGACTTGGGTTGGTTAATACTAATCCTAGCAATTATTGCCCTACCCTGTTCTTTTCTCCACGAGCAATAACGCCTTCGCGTTGTAGAAAGACATTGGCAACAACATTGGTAACCCTTTTGGTTGAGCCAGCCCGTCTTCTGGTAGTCGAGCCTTTAATAGATAGGCTTTTACCAGAGCTAATTGTCCCACTTGTTGCTGCTTCACGCGAGGTTGGGATGTAGTGTTTGTATACCTTATTCCAAGCATCAATAGTAGATTGTTTCTCCAATCCATATTCAACCATCAGCCTCTCATTTTCCTTAGTGATGCCATCAATGTCTTTAGCTAGACTCTCAAAGGCAGCTCTGCGAGCTGGGGGTATAGCTGCCATGTGTGCATCTGCTTCTGCATCAGTCATACCAGCATGAACATTTGGGTCAGGGTTTACCTTGGCAATTTGTATGTTGGCTTCTTTGGCATGGCGAGCAACCAGATAGTCTCCCATCTCCTTCATGGATATCTTAGCTGCATCCAGCTTGGCAATGAATGGATTGATTTCATCATGCCCAAATACAGAAATACGCTCTGCTACACGACTTGTATACAAACCTTCTTTAACATATGCATTGAACTTACCCATAAGCTCGTTGCCTCGTTTTGTAACTGATTGCTGTACACGCTTGAGGTCAACCATACTATCTGAGAACATATGAATAAATGCATCCAACTTAGTGGTTGGTCCAACAAACTCCCCATCATCTCTAAGCTTGTACCTAATATCAGGATTGTTTATATCAAACTCGCCATTGTTTCCTATGGATGATTTGATTTGATTGGATGTGTAAACAGCTAGGTTCTTACGACCACCTTCCATGACATAGAAGCCATCAAAGCCAGCCTTCTTAATGGCAGCCTGTACCTCTGCTGACTCAATGGTTGCCCAAGAGCCATTCTTTATCCTTTTAATATCGAGTATGTGAATACCTGCTTTTTGTAATGCATCTACATGAGCAGCATTCTCATAGTCAAAGACATTCTTTGCGCTGACATACACGGGCATGATGTTTGCGTTAGAAGGTAGGGTATCCCTCATAAGCGTTCTCAATTCATCCTCGTAAGATGTCCCTTCTTTTTTGCTAATAGCTGTTGCTTTGTTAGTTAACTGCTTCCATTCTGCATCAGGGAACAATTTCTTAGCCTCATCAATCATGTAGTCTTCAGACATGTCAGTGAATGATGCAGCAAAATCAGGGTCATCTGTCAGGAAGATAGCACCAGCTTGCTTTGCCTTGAATTCAGTGATGTCTCTGGCAGTGCCATGATACATAACCTTTGGAGTACCATCCTCGTTCACTATCTCGCTATCACGGAACCAGCGTTTAAACTTCTCGGTTCTAATGACAGGCTGAGTACGTTCCTCTCTAAGCTTGTACTTAACATTGCTATCCTCTGTAGCCAGCATGTCTTCTTGTTTGCTAGTTTGCAAATGACCAGACTCTGTCTCTAATGATTGGGTAAGCTTCTTAACTGTCTTTGTCTTAGCTGCTGGAAGACCTAGCATGGCATCACTACCCATTTCTTCAGGGGTGATGAATACCTTACCATTTTC